GAAAGAAAAGGCCACTCTTGAGAAACCTGCATTATTTCTCTGATGCTAGAATTAACAGCATCTTTTGCAATAGCTTGTAAGTTACGTGCCGTTGCAAACCCATCACCTGCTGTATCAAGTGTAGTTTCATTTAACCTACGTAATAATTCATTAACAAGTGTAAGATAAGTAGACATATATAACCTTTAGATGTAGTTAGAGAGGCTAGTCACCTAGCCCCTCTATTAGTTTAACTATGCAAGATAGTCACGATCAACTTCAGTTGGAGCTACTCGTCCTCGTATGCCTGTGTCTACACAACAAGCTACCAGACGAAGAATCCCTGATGTGACATCGTTAGCACTTGCTTCTAGTTTTACATCAATCGTATCTGTAGTAGTTACGTGTTGAGTAAAAGTAATAGTACCTGATGTTGTCATTGCAGCACCGTTAGAACCACTAGCCAAGAAACCAGTAGAGTTTACGGCTGCTCCATCAACAATGTCATCACCTGCAGCAAAATCAATATCTACTGTTGGTGAAGTACCATTAAAAGCAGTTGTAACTTCTGCCCCTGCAAACAATACCATTGTGTTAGCAGGTATCTCTAGGAGTTGAAAGATATCTCCTGTAGTCATAGAATACCCTGCGGCAACCATTTTGGCAATGTCTAGGGTAGCCTCTCGCATATACATACCGTTAGATTGATAACGTGAGTATGCAGCAGCAATACTATCAGAGTTTACACCGACAGTTGCTTTGGAAGTCATATCATATGTAGCCATGTTCTAATCCTCCCTTATGCTACGTTATACTTAGCAGTTACGATTGCTTCTGGACGAAGAATCTTTCTGCCGTATAGATGCATACCACGAACAATGTCAGCAAAGCTGTCAGGGTCACGATACGTTTCAGTTTTGTTGATCTGCTCTGCAGTTGCAACAGCACTATCATGTCCAGCAACCAACACACCAAAGTTAGAGTTTTGGTTTGCTGATCCAGATGTACCCGGTCCAGTACCTACTGATGGTAGGTTTGAAGAGGAATACAAACGGAATCCATGAAAGTTATTGATGGTAAGACCATTACGAATACCACCTGACTCACCGTAATCTGCGTGCATGAAACGTGAGTCTTCATCACGAAGTAGTTCCATAAACACTGGGTCGATTACCAGCCAACGTCCTTGAGTATCAACTTGTTGTTGATCTAAAAGACGAGCCATACGAGCAACAACCTGTAGTGGTGATGCCGTAGCTGTTGGCAGTGACGTTGCACCGGGCAAACGTACTGCTAGTGGGATTGAGTGATCCCCTGCAGAACCTGTTGTAATGTTGCTAAATGAATCCTTGCGGAGTTTCATTGATGTCAACAATTCATCAGAACCTGCAGTTGTTACTGCTTTAGTACCATTAACAACATCATTAACTGTACCTGCAGCAGAGTGCAAAGCTGTTTGCTTATACCCTGCCATATAACCTAGAACCTCTTGGTCATGGTTATCAGCAAGACGATAAGCTGCCCGATCAGTTGCCAAGTCCATAAAATTGATGTGGCTATGGGCTTCTTCAATATCGTCAATCTTAAAAGCAAAATAGTTACTCTTGTCAATTACGAGTGAAAAGTCCTCATCATCAAGATCTTGGGCTGACACCTGTGTACCTCTGGCATAGGCTTGCACAGAGATTTCGGGTTCTTTGATAATTTTCACTGTATCACCTTGGGCAGAAATCTCCCCAAAATAATCAGAGTTAGTAATGTCTCCTACTACAGTGCTCTTACGAAATGCAAGTTGCACCTTTTTGGAGTAGATTACGGCAGAAAAGTTTCCGTTTGGAAGATTGCCATAACCTGCTGACGTTTGAAAAGCCATTGGAAAGTCCTCCTATGTTATGTTTGGCTTTAAGAAAGCTAAACAGTTATAGTAGAGGCTAAATATTTTCTAGGGTGCAAATGAGATAAACTCGCCAGTTTAAAACAAATGGGCCTATACTTATTTAGGTAGGTCTTCTTTTTGTTTAGACTTTATAATACAATATAGAGGTAGTCTAAAAGAGGCTCTTACATTGTATGCATAGTTATATTGACAAAAATTAATTTGTCAACACTTTTATCGGGCTTTGCCCGACATATCGTAGATAAATTTACCTGACCTCATGGCTTTGGTAATTTCATCTTGCTTTTCTTCAAATTCTTTTGTAGACATTTTTGCAACATCTGACTCTTTAATCATATCAGAAGACTCAGTTGCATCTACTTTTGTTTTAGAAGATTTCTTTATACTCTTTGCTGCAGCCTTACGTTTTTCTGCATAGTCACTTTTAGTAAGACCATTATCAACTTTATATAAATCAATAACTCTAATAACAGAAGCTGCATCATCAGAGTTTTCATAAAGAGCATCTTGTACCCATTTAGGTTGTTCTTCTACCCAATTATGAAATGTATCTGATTCTCTTAGTTGATCAAAGTCAGAGTGAGACTTTCTAATCATATCTTCTGCTTTGCTTTTTACAGCCTCAAATTGTTCTTCATCTATCTTCTGTAGTCTCTCTTCAGCTTTAGAAAACATTTCTTGTGCTTTCTTAGCAGCAATAGTTTCTACAATTCCTGCAACGTCTGGGTATTGTTTAGCCCATTGTTCAATATCTTCATCTGATTTAGGTGGGACAATATTTTCTTTTTTAAGACGATCTTCAAGAGTTTTAAATTTTTCTTCCCATTCTTTTTCTTTATTTTGTACGTGTCTTCTTAGATCACCATAACGTTTTTTAAAAGATTTTTCTTCTGCAGATAACGCCTCTTCTTTAACTTCTGTATCGGCCTCTTCCTTTTCGGCAGCTTCTTCTTGTTGTTGTTCTGTACTGGATTCAAGTTCACCACGTTGTTCGGCTTCAAGACGTTTTATCTCCTCTTCTTCTTGTTCCATACGTTTACGTTTGTTTTCGTAGTTATATCCCCGATCAACAAATCCTGATGTTTTTGGGGTTTCTATTTCTGTTAGTTCTGGCATATTATTTTCCTTTTTATATTGGGGTCAGCCGTAGCTGAGTAGCCTTATTATTTTTTCTTTACTTTTTTCTTTGCATTAAACCACCTTTGTTACGTCCTCCGGGAGTTCCTGTATATCCACCATAACCAGAAGCACCTGCTCCTGAATCTGCAGTAGTAGATTTATCTGGTTGTGTGCCTCCTGTTCCAGAAGTAAAACTTCTACCACCTGTTTGATCTTGTTGAACTTTTTTTCTCCTTTCATCTTGCATTTTTTTATTTAAAATTTGAGCAGCAGATGGTCCATCATCATCCTCATCCTCTTTAGTTGTATCTTTAGTTGTAGTTGTAGGTGTAGGTTTAGAAAGACTATTAATAAATCTAGTAATAGCACTTACGTTCTTGTCATCTTTAGATAGTGCATCTGCTGCAGCTTTTAAACCATCTTCACCCAGTCCCATTTTTAATGTTGGCAAACCTAATTTTTGTAATAACTCATTAGCCCTCATTCTTCCGGGAGCAATAGTTTCATCAAGATTATCCATAAATGCCCCTTGAGTTTGTGCAAATTTATCTACTGAATCTTCTAAAACTTTTGCTTCTTCTGGTTTACCTTGTGCTCTTAAAATTAAAGCCTTAGCTCTAACTTTAGAAATAGCCTCTTGTGGTTGAAGTTTTGTTGCGACTCCTATTGTTAACCCTGCAACAGGATTTATTGCTGCAGCTAATCCACCAACAATTTTTCCTCCTCTTTGTCCTTTAGTTGAATCAGCAAGTAATCCATCTGACCAACTAGTGCCACTTGACCAAGTAGCAGCATCATCAAAAAAATCTCCTAACCCTTCTGCTTCTGGGAGATCTTTATCTGGACCATCATCATCATCATCTTTAGGAGTTTCTGACTCTGGTTTTTTAGGGGTTGTAGGGACATTTGGATCGTAAGCAGATTGTTTTACATATCCTTTTGGTATGGCAGTTCCGGGAGGAGTTATTTTTCCATCAACAAAAATAAAATATAAAATATCTCCTGTTTGAGGATTAATATAAGCTACAGATTGCACCCCTCTTTCATTTATACCTACTAAATTTGTGGGCTTGTTTAATTCAGCTAAACCCCCTTCTTGCATCTGAACAGGTTGTTGTATTGCTGCCATTTCTTCTTGAATAATTTTTTCTAACTCTTCATCAGATATAGAGGCTACTTCAGCTTGAATAGGTTCTCCACCTATTCTACCATCTTCTTCCATTTGTGCAAGTCCTTTTTTAGCTTTTGTTCTAAGATCTTCAAAAAACTTTACACCATAAAATCTTACAACATCTGCAGGAACTACATATTCACCATCAGATAACTGGGCAGGTATATCATCTCTAACTTCTTCGGCTAGTGATCCGGGTGGTATTTCATTGCCTGATACAGGGTCTTGAGTCATTCCATCATCTGCAATGCCCCCCTCTTC